TAAAAATGTTAAAAATAAAAAAAAAATAATAAAAAAAAAGTACACTTAAATAGTGTACTCTTTTTTGTTGTAAATAATAAGGAAATATGTTATAATAAAAAAGAAAACTTAAATAAAAAGAGAAATTAGAAAGATGAATAAGATATATAATAATCTATCAATAGATAACTTAATGTTAACTAATTGGTTTAATCAATTTAATGAAGAACAAAAAGAAGAGATAATTAAAGGATTGAATAAAGGAATTGATGTTTCTTGGTATGCTAATTTAAATTTTAGTTGGAAACAAATGGAACAAATAAGAGAAGGATTAGAAAAAAATCTTGATGTTTCTGTATATGCTAAATCAGAATTCTATCGGTTGCAAATGTTTCAAATAAGATTGGGTTTAGAAGAGAATGTAGATGTTTCTATTTATGCTAATTCAAAATTTGATTGGTTTCAAATGGTTGAAATCAGATTGGGTTTAAGAGAAAACTTAGATGTATCAATTTATGCTAAAGAATATTTCACTTGGAAACAAATGAATGAAATTAGATTAGGGTTAAAAAATAATTTAGATATATCAATTTATGTGAATAAATATATTGTTTGGAAACAAATGAACAAAATCAATTTAGGATTAGAAAAACAAACAATTAATGTTTTGATTTATTTTGCTAAAACTAAATATTATTTAAATAACCCATACCAGCAAAGATTATTACATATATTATAGATGCTAAGATAACAATACCCACCGATTTTAAAAAGGTACTAAATGCTTTTTTCATGCCTCCCACTTCGTAAGAACGGCCAACAAAAAAAGCTGTTATTACCCAAAAAATTGGAATGTATGCGTAATTCATCAATTGACCTTTCCGCCTTGATTTGACATGGCATTATCATTGTAACCGTCATACATCAGATTCTGCTGACTCTTGCCCCCCATTGTCAAGACTTGCGGCGTTTCGGGCTGTGCCGGTGTTGCTGCTGTTACCGCCGTTTCGGGCTGTTTTGCCTTGTATGGGTTGAAGGGCAAGCCGTCTTTTATGTAGCTAATACAGGTTTTTTTGTCTATTTCTTTTATTTTTGTGCCTTGGTCTGTATAGCAGTTACACGCTTTGTCTGACTTGATACAGGCAGACGGCCAAGGCATGACGGTTACTGATTTGTTCATGCCGTCGTAGATTGGGGCTGTTTCGGGTCGGTTTTCTATTCTTGGTTTGTAATCGTCTTCGCTTATGTGTGGTTTCGGCTGTTCGGCTTGGATTGTTTGTGTTTCGTAACGCCCCGTTGCTGTTTCTTGCGGTGTCTGCGTCGTTGTCGTCGCGCTTTCTGCCGTTTTGTTTGCTTCAGTGGTTTTGTCGGTGCTTGGTGCTTCGCCTTCGAATCTGCCCCAAAATCCAGTAAAGGACCAAACTCCGTAACCAACGAGGCAAAGGGCGAGCGGGAACAGCATTAAAAGTTTGCTTTTTTTCGTCCTGATTTTGGTGTGTACTTCAGCCGATTTATAAAGGCCATATACGCTTTTATCGAGCTTATAGACGCTTACGAGTGCTTCCCTGATGTTTGTTCTGCTTTCCGGATCCTTCGCACCGCCTGTTGTCCATTCCAACTTGCGACGTATGCCCAAATTGGTTTTACTCAAATGAGTATGATGTTCTATCAGTGACCGGAGATTTATATCTATCAGGCGTGGATGTTGGGTTATAAGGATAAAATCAAGCCCTCGGTGTCGGTGCGTTTCTAGTTCGGCCACGTAGTCGGGTACTTTCGAGCCGCTTGGACGTGGACGGAATATGCGTTGACATTCGTCAACAACGATAATCGCGCCCGGAGGCGCCCATTTCGACCATGTCTGAATGCTTTCGCCCTCTGGAATATCAAAATAATTGATTTTGTCATGGTCAAGATCTTTTATGCCGTCAACAAATATAGGACGACCTTTAAAGTCTTTGCGTTTTAAAAGATTTGATACTGCGTACAGTGTCTTACCTGCCCCCGGCACGCCCGTATAAAGATACAACATTATTTATACCTCAATTTTTAATGATGGTTGACAGTTTTTTAAAGCCTTTGATTGTGGCAATAAATGTAAACGCGCCGAAAATCCAGTTAAGCATAACGCCGAATCCAAGGATATAAATTATCTGTAATGCGTCTTGCGGAAATCCACCTATGTGATTTTGAACCTGCTGTACAAAATAGGATTGCAGGCTTTGAAAGCCTGTTACAGTTACAAAAGATAGACCGATTGCGCTAAGGATACGGCCTGCAACAGACATTAAAGCGGCTGTTATTAAATTTGCCCAATTCATAAATCTTCCAACGCTCCATAAACAAACCATGCACAAGTAAGGATGGTCATCATAATCAGCACCGGCCGAAGTTTGGCAGCAAAATCACAAAGGGGCTGATAACTAAATTCGACGCGGCCAAATGCGCCTAAATCGACGCTTTTGGGCTGCGGACAAACACCGTCAGTCTGAAATATGTTTTCAGGCCTAAAATTTAGGTCTATTGTCTGTTCAGGTAGTTTTATGTCTTCGTAGCTCGAATCACCACTTGGCATACATTGCGCAGTATTCGGGTTCTGCTTACAAAAATCTTGTTTCTGATTCTCTTGGTTTTGATTTTGCTGCCCTGTCGGATTATTCGGCTGATTCGGTGTATTCGGACTGTTTGGCGTGTCCGGACTCTCCTGTCTGCTCGGTGTTGTCTTTTCGGGCTTATTCGGTGCTTCTGGACTGTTTGGCTTTAAATCTGGACGTGGCACATAATCAACGCCGACAGTGCCATCTTGATTCATTTTGAATCTTGTTTGTTGTGGGGTACTGCTGCCTTCAGGGGTATATGGTGCAGAAAGTGCGGTATCAGGGCTAAATGTGCTTGGCTCGGCAGATTGATTCATAACGCCCATTTTTGCCAGTTGGTTCATCAATTCGGCATGATTTGTCTGATTGTTTTCAAGCATACGTTTAAGAATGTCTAACATTTCTTTTTGTGTCAGCATGAAATCTTCAGGTTTTACTTGGCTTTGATTTTGTGTAATTTTCTTTTCTTCTGACTTGGGAACTGTACCTTCTTTATAGGATGTCCATCTAACAAAAACATGCTTATCAGACGGTGTACTTACTTTAATTTTTGATGGGGAAGCAGATTTACCTATATCAATATTGTAGGATGATACAAATTTGCGCATATATGCAGGCGAATTATTTAAAGTATTATCAGCAGAGCCACTTAATCTATAACCATCTGGAGCATAGAAAACATAGTTTTGATATGAACCATCGACTTCTACTATTAATTGATACTTGAATAATCCTTTCTTATTTGCTTCTTCGTCTTTCTTTTGTTCTTCTTTCTTCTGTTGGCCTTGTTGTTGCGCTTTTTGTGCTGCTTCTGCTGCTTTTTTTGCTGCTGCTTGTGCTACTGCTTTTTGATAGTTGCCTTCGGCTTCTGCTTGACGTTGAGCTTGTTCTGCTTGTTTATAAATATTTTGATATTTACCCTCTAGATAACCGTCACCAAAACTACTACCTAAATCTACAATACCACTTATAGGGCCACCAAATACACCATCAATAAATCGAGCTACGGACTGTAAAGCATTACTGGCAGCAGCTCCGTAATTGCCTTGCGCGATATTTCGACCGACTTCAGCGGCATAACTGGAGGCGGCATTAGATCCATTTGCAATGCCATTACCTATCATAATTGTATTAGCTGCCTTTTGGAGCTTACCAGACTCAACTTTCTGATTCACAGTCGTATTCATCGTGCCAGTTTCGCCGTACTTTCCCGTAACGGTTACAGTCTTGTTTTGACTGCCGTTGTATGTTCCACCGTCTTTGTTTACGGTCGGTTTGCCGTTGTTTTGTACATCAACTTTCCAGACGCCTGTATTAGGGTCGTATCCGCGCCGTTGCAAGGCTTGGTCACTTGGGAAGCCTGCGTTTTGATGTTGTGCCGGAGGCGGTAGGGCGACATCTGCCATTACTGGAGCAGCGAATACAGCAGCAGACAGAGCAAGGCATAAGGCAATAGGCCGATGATAAACATTGCTTCGGGTGTCATTCTTCATTACTCTTTTCTCTTAGGGACAGTATAAATTTATAAATTAGGTTGACTATAAAAACCGCTATCACGACATAGACGCATAACATGCCGATTTCTTTGCCGAGCTGCTGATATTCCAAGGGGTCACATTCCGGAAATGTCAGTTTGACTTCTTGTCCGTTATATTGCCATGTAGTGCCGTTAAAAACGGGGTGATGTAACACCCCGTCTTTATCGATGGTTGGCACAACACGGGTCATCACGTCGTTTACAGCTTCATTTTGCGTAAAATGGCAAACCCTGCCGACTTGATAACCCATTGCTATTAACCGCCTTTACGTACAGCTTTGATAATCAGGCCGACAACCACCATAGCAGCAGCAACGCCAATTACTACCGCGCCAATAGCGGTTACACCGTCTTTTGCGCTTGCCAGCTCAGTTTTGGCAGCATTTACGAGGCCATTATCTTCTGCCAAAGCAGGGGCGGACATTGCGGCAACTGCAACGGTTGCTAAAGCGTATTTAGCTTTGTTTTTCAAAGTCATGATATTCATGATTTTTCCTTTAAAAAATGTTTAAAAAAATGTGTTTGCGGGCTATGTGAAGGTTTTAGAGACCGCCCGCCGAGCCTCATAAACTTAATTAATCTTCTTTTGTATAAAAACTGAAAATTAAAAATTCGCCGCCGATTTCTTCAATCGCCGAACTGAAAGCGTCTTCATAGCTTTCATATTGACCGGCAGATTTAATGTTTGGCGTAAAACCAATATCGCCGAATGGATCGGGATAGATGAATTCATGGTTTTCCAGTTCTTGAACAATAAATTTTTGCTGATACTTACTCATGATTCAGCCTTTCTTAGGCTTTGGGCGCTGCGCCTTTAACTTGGAAATCAAGCAATTTTGGAACAAGGCCTTTACCTGTTGATTCCATGGCAACGGTTACGTCAACCGCGCATGGGAATTTAAGATTTTTCAGCTTGTCGAAATTATGGCTATCGCCAAATTTCATACTTGCTGCGGTAAAGCCTACGGCATTGCCGTTTGAAGGCATGGGACTGGCTACCAAAACTGTGCAAGAATCGATTTTGTTACCATCGATTTCGCCTTTAAATTGTTTTGCACCCAACAGGGTTGCTGAATACGTGGTTACTTGGCTTTGTTCAAACATTTTGAATTTCCTTTACTTGTTTAAAAAATTTGCAATAATTTTCTCTTCGAGTTCGATGTCTTTAATGTGTTGTTTTTCCCTGTCTTGTGGGAATGCGGTTTCTTTCTCATCAAGCAAATCATCAAGTAATGTTTGCATGTTCAAATCATCAATTTCTTTTTGCTCTTCGTGTATGTACTGAATCTTTTGTGTCTGATCTCTACAGTCGTATTGTTCAGGTTGTAAACCTTTGGGATAACCTTCAATGCCTTTTACAAGTTCATCGACGATTTTTGTATCATCCCAGCCTATATCGCGTAGGAAATTAACCATTTTTCCAACCTGATTACGCGCATGAAACAGTTTATGATCGAAAGATAGATTTACTGTTTCTGTCTTGGCATCCATCCGCTTGGCTTCTGTTTTGAATATCGCCGTACATATCGGATAAGCACCACCAAGATACGAACCGGGATAAAGCAAAACATCTAAGGGAATTTCTATATCGCCCGCCCGAAATTCAGTTTCAAACCTGACCCAAGGACTGTTAACATCGCCAAATTGTTTTCCTTTCTCATAAACGCGAGTGAATTTAGAATTTCCGCGTTTGCCTACATAAAAGGTTTTGCCACTACCATCATCATTGCGCCATGCAGTACCTCGGCATTCGCTTTTAGGCCTCATGTTATGAACGTCAAAATGCCCGTTGTCATGATCAAGTAATGCTTGATCGGGTGTGTATTCGCCGTTAAAAAAATCATGGGCCACATCAACACGGGTAATTTTTGGACGAATGCACTTACTTAAAAACTCATACAGTCGGTTTTCCCAACCGGGTATAGCAGCCTGACA